AAAACATTGCTAGTGAAGTTAAAGTTCTTAGCAATGATATAGAACAAACTAAAAAAGAATTAGAAGAAGAATACGGTTCTGTTAATATTAATTTAGAGACAGGTGAAATAACACCTATTGAGAAAAAAGAAGATGAATAATAATATTAGAAAGATAAGTATTGGATCAGATTATAAAAATGATGCAATGCATTATTCTATAGGACAACAAGTTTATGGCGGTCATGAAATATCCCATATTCTGTTTGAACCTTCAGATAATTCTTATAACATTTATATAAAGAAAGCTGATGAAGTATTACCATGGAAAAAATTTAATTCTAACATGGCTATATCAGTTGAATATGATTTAGAGTATTAATGAAAAGTTTATATGATTTTATTGTAGAACCTTTAGGTGATAAATACAATAATGAAATAAAAGTAGGTGATAAAAAGCTTATTGTTAATACTAAAATTGAATCATGGACTTTTGTAAATAGATTAGCTAAAGTAATTGAAACACCTTTAGCTTTTAAAACAGATATAAAAAAAGGTGATACTATTGTAATACATCAAAATGTATTTAGAACTTTTTACAACATGAAAGGTAAAAAGAAAGTTAGTAGATCTTGGTTTAAAGATAATTTATATTTTGTGGCTTTAGATCAAATATATTTGTATAAAAATAAAAAAGGTTGGAATACTTTTAATGAAAGATGTTTTGTTCAACCAATAAAAGATAAAAGCGATTTAACCACTAATAAAGAACAAAAACTAAAAGGCATACTAAAATATAGTAATTCTAGTTTAAAAAATAATAATATAAACGAAGGAGATTTAGTAGGTTTTAAACCAAATAGAAATTGGCAGTTTTTAATAGAAGGTAAACGTTTATATTGTATGGAATCAAATGATATTGTAATTAAATATGAGCACAAAGGAAACGAAGAAGAATATAATCCAAGCTGGGCAAGTAGCAGTAAAAGAGTTAATCAAAGTTGCTAAAGAACCTATTATAGATTATGGTCCTGATATTTCCGCAGATAGACTTAAAAATGCTGCAGCTACAAAAAAACTAGCTATATTTGATGCATTCGAAATACTTAACCGTATTGAAGAAGAAAAAAATATGTTAGAAGATAAACCAAAAGTTGAAGAAAAAAAGAAAACAATCTTTAAGGGTTTTGCAGAAGGGAGGTCTAAATAATGTACAAGCAAGAACTATATACAATATTAGAAAATTATATAACACCTAGTACTCTTAGTAAATATAATAAAAATAAAAAATGGGAGTATGGTTATAATGAACAACATGATATGGTTGTTATTAGTAAAGATGGTACAATAGGTGAAATATATGAAATACAAAATCTTAAAATAGCTTTACCTAAAGCTAAAAATACACATAAGTTTAAAAATAAAAAATGGACTAAGTTTGAATATCCTAAAGTACTAAGTAAAATAAAAAGTGTTTACGATTTTAAACAATATCCAGAAGATTTTAAGGAAAGATGGTATGATTACATTGATAACGAGTTCACAATTAGGGAAGAAGGTTTTTGGTTTTATAACAAAGACGTTCCTACTTATATTACTGGGACTCATTACATGTACTTGCAGTGGAGTAAAATTGACGTTGGGGCACCAGACTTTAGAGAATCAAATAGATTATTCTTTATTTTCTGGGAAGCTTGTAAGGCAGATCCACGATCCTATGGGATGTGTTACCTTAAGAACAGGCGTTCCGGGTTTTCTTTCATGGCCTCAGGAGAGGTGGTTAACCTGGCAACCATATCAAGTGACAGTAGGTATGGTATATTATCCAAGTCCGGTCCTGATGCAAAAAAGATGTTCACAGATAAGGTGGTACCCATATCAGTTAATTATCCCTTCTTTTTCAAACCGACCCAGGACGGAATGGACCGTCCAAAGACCGAGCTTGCCTACCGTGTCCCCGCAACCAAGTACACCCGTCGTAAGCTCACCGCCTCCGCCGATGAAACCTTACAGGACGAATTACAGGGACTTGACACCACCATCGACTGGAAAAATACCGGTGATAACTCCTACGACGGTGAGAAACTCAAACTCCTCGTTCACGACGAATCGGGTAAATGGGAAAAACCCAACAACATCCTCAACAACTGGAGGGTTACGAAAACCACGTTACGATTAGGTAGTAGAGTTATTGGAAAATGTATGATGGGTTCAACTAGTAACTCATTAGATAAAGGTGGTAGAAACTTTAAAAAATTATATGATGACTCAGATGTCACACAAAGAAACAGCAATGGACAGACTCGCTCAGGATTATATAGTTTGTTCATACCTATGGAATGGAACTACGAAGGATACATTGATTCTTATGGATTACCTGTATTCGACACGCCTAAAAAATCGATTAAAGATCCACATGGAGTTGAAATAAAACAAGGTGTAATTGAATATTGGGAAAACGAAGTAGAAGGTTTAAAAAACGATCAAGATGGTTTGAATGAATTTTATAGACAGTTCCCAAGAACAACCAAACATGCTTTTAGAGACGAGTCTAAAGAATCTTTATTTAATCTTACTAAAATATATGAACAAATAGATTTTAATGAAGATGTAAAAAATAGTATAAATGTAACTCAAGGTAATTTTCAGTGGGAAAATGGAGAGCAAGATACAAGAGTTATATTTATGCCAAACAAAAACGGTAGATTTTTTGTTACATGGATACCTGAGTATTCTATACAAAATAGAAGATATAATAAAAATGGTATAAATTATCCTGGTAATGAACATATGGGAGCTTTTGGTTGCGATCCATATGATATATCAGGAACTGTAGATAAAAGAGGTTCAAACGGTTCTTTACATGGACTAACTAAGTTTAGTATGGAAAATGCACCTCCTAATCATTTTTTTCTTGAATACATAGCAAGACCGCAAACAGCTGAAATATTTTTTGAAGATGTACTTATGGCTTGTGTTTTTTATGGTATGCCAATACTTGCGGAAAATAATAAACCTAGATTATTGTATTATTTTAAAAAGCGAGGATATAGAGGTTTTGCAATGAACAGACCTGATAAAAAAAGAAACAAATTGTCAGTTACAGAAAAAGAAATAGGTGGTATACCTAATTCTAGTGAAGATATAAAACAAGCTCATGCTGCAGCAATTGAAACCTATATAGAACATTTTGTAGGTTTAAAAGAAACAGGTTATGGAGATATGTATTTTCAAAGAACATTAGAAGACTGGGCTAAATTTAATATAAATAATAGAACAACACATGATGCATCTATTAGTTCTGGTTTAGCGTTAATGGCGTGTAATAAACATAGATACACTCCATCTGTTAAAAGAGAATTAAAAGCGATTGATTTAGGTATTAAAAAATACAATAACAAAGGCGCTACATCAAAAATAATAAGTTAAATGAATATATACACTAACACCAATAGTCCTTTTCCAAGTCAAGTAGTAAGTGACGCAGAAAAAGCAAGCTGGGAATATGGTTCCCAAGTAGCTCAAGCTATTGAACAAGAGTGGTTTTCTCAAGGAAGAACTAGTGGTAATAGATACTTAACTAATTGGAATAATTTCCACATGTTAAGATCATATGCTAGAGGCGAACAATCAATACAAAAATATAAAGATGAATTAGCAATTAATGGTGATTTATCTTATCTTAATTTAGACTGGAAACCAGTTCCAATATTATCTAAATTTGTAGATATAGTAGTTAATGGTATATCTTCAAAAACATATGATATTAAAGCTTACGCTCAAGATCCAGAGTCAATAAAGAAAAGAACAGCTTATGCTTCTAAGATTTATGAAGATATGTTGTCTCAAGAATACCTAGATAATTTAAAACAAACTTTAGGTCTAGATTTATATCAGTCTCAAGCAGGAAAATTACCAGAAACTCCTGAAGAATTAGAATTACACATGCAATTATCTTACAAGCAAAGTGTAGAAATAGCAGAGGAAGAAGCAATATCTAGTGTATTTGCTCAAAATAAATATGATTTAATCAGACGTAGATTAAACATGGATTTAACAGTTTGTGGTATTGCAGCTGCTAAAACTAGTTTTAATACAGCAGAGGGTATTACTGTAGACTATGTTGATCCAGCTTATATGGTATATTCTTATACAGAAGATCCCAACTTTGAAGATATATATTACGTAGGTGAATTAAAAGCGATTACTATACCTGAACTTAAAAAAGAGTTTCCAAATATATCTGAAGAAGAATTAAAAAGAATACAAGCAATGCCTGGTAATAGATCTTATATTACAGGTTGGGGTGATTATGATTCTAATACTGTTCAAGTTTTATACTTTGATTACAAAACATATCATAATCAAGTTTTTAAAATTAAACAAACAGATCAAGGATTAGTTAAAGCTATTGAAAAACCTGATACTTTTAATCCACCAGAAAGTGATATGTTTGAAAGAGTTGGTAGATCAATAGAAGTATTATACAGTGGAGCTAAAGTTTTAGGCACAGATACATTATTAAAATGGGAGTTAGCAGAAAATATGTCAAGACCTTACGCTGATACAACTAAGGTTAAAATGAATTATGCTATATCTGCACCAAGAATTTATAAAGGTAGAATAGAGTCTCTTGTAAGCAAATGTACTGGTTTTGCTGACATGATTCAAATTACTCATTTAAAACTACAACAAGTTATTTCACGTATGGTTCCAGATGGTGTTTACTTAGACATGGATGGAATAGCAGAAGTAGATTTAGGTAATGGTACTAATTATAATCCTGCTGAAGCATTAAATATGTATTTTCAAACGGGTAGTATTGTTGGTAGATCATTAACGCAAGAAGGTGATATGAATCCAGGTAAAGTACCTATACAGGAATTAAGTGCTTCAACTGGTCAAGGTAAAATACAAAGCTTAATAAGTACGTATCAATATTATTTACAAATGATTAGAGACGTGACTGGACTAAATGAAGCTCGAGACGGTAGTTTACCAGATCGTAATACGCTCGTAGGATTACAGAAACTAGCCGCTAATGCATCCAATGTAGCAACTAGACATATCACACAGTCTAGCTTATATTTAACTCTTAAATTAGCAGAAAATGTTAGTTTAAAAGTTGCAGATGCTTTAGAGTTTCCGTTAACAAAATCATCATTACAAAACTCTATATCAACTTATAATATTAAAACATTAAAAGAAGTTGTTAATCTTAATTTACATGACTTTGGTATATTCTTAGAATTAGAACCAGATGAAGAAGAAAAACAACAATTAGAAGCAAATATTCAAGTTGCTTTACAAGCTGGTAATATAGATGTAGAAGATGCTATTGATTTAAGAAGTATTAAAAATTTAAAATTAGCTAATCAAATGATTAAGGTTAAGCGTAAAGAAAAAGCTAAACAAGATCAAGCTAATCAACAAGCGAATATTGCTGCGCAAAGTGAAGCTCAAGCTGCGGCTGCAGAAAAAACAGCTATGGCTGAAGTACAAAAACAACAAGCTATATCTGGTGCTAATGTAGAATATGAAAAAGCAAAAAGCGAATTTGAAAAAGATCGTATGCAGTTACAAGCACAGCTTGATCAACAAAAAATGATGCAACAACATAAAAACGATATGGAGTTAGCTCGTTTACAAGAACAAGGAGTAACAACACGAGAACAACAAAGAGAAAATCGTAAAGACGAAAGAATAAAAATGGAAGGCACTCAACAAAGTAAAATGATTGCTCAAAGAAAAAATGATAGTAATCCAATAAACTTTGAAATGGAAGGTAAATTACTTTCTAATACACAGCCTCAAGTTTAGTATTAATTATTTAATTATATTATATTATGTCAGAAAAACAAGCAGCCGTAGAGGCTAAGCAAGAAGGTGAGTTTACTTTAAAAGGTAAAAATAAACCTAAAAAACCAAAACAACTAGGAAATAAAAATCAAGAAGTACAAAAGGTTAATTTAAAAGAACCTTTAGTAGAAACTGAACCAGTTGTTAAAAAGGTTGAAATTAAAGAAGAAATAAAAAAAGAAGACGATGCCATTCAAATCGGAGAAACAAAGGAGGTATCTGTGGGCGAACCATCCGGAGATAGCGCAAAGGTGGGAGAACCTGTACAAGAGTCCAACGAGACTACTGAAGGGTTTTCTCCGATCAAAGAAGTAACTGAAGAAGAAGTAAAACAAGTTGAAGCTCAAGTTAAAGAAGCTAAAAGAGATGAAAAAGTATTAGGTAAACAATTACCTGAAAATGTAGAAAAACTTGTTAGCTTTATGGAAGATACAGGTGGTACTGTAGAAGATTATGTTAGATTAAACGCCGACTACAGTAAGATAGATGAAACAGCATTGTTAAAAGAATATTACAAAAAAAATAAACCTCATTTAGATTCAGAAGACATAAATCTTATTTTAGAAGATTATGAGTGGGACGAAGATGTACATGAGGAAAAAGAAATACGAAAGAAAAAGTTAGCGTTTAAAGAAGAAGTTGCTAAAGCTAGGACATATCTAGATGACTTGAAAACAAAATACTATGACGAAATTAAATTACGTCCTGGTGTAACTCAAGAGCAACAAAAAGCTATGGACTTTTTTAATCGTTACAATAAACAGCAAGAACAAGCTGAGCAATTACATACGGAATTTAAAAAACGTACTCAAGAACTATTTGGTGAAAATTTCAAAGGTTTTGATTTTGAAGTCGGAGGTAAGAAGTACAAGTATAATATTCAAAATCGTAATGCAGTTGCAGAGAACCAATCAAACATTGAAAATCTGATAGGGAAGTTCCTAGACGCAGACGGAAATGTAGTAGACCCGAGTGGTTATCATAAAGCAATGTATGCTGCTTCAAACGTAGATAAGATCGCTACACATTTTTATGAGCAAGGCAAAGCCGATGCTGTTAAAGAAGTGGTAAACAAATCTAAAAACTTGTCTGATGTAAAAGCTAGACAAGGTAATACAGGTGAAGTTTTCGTTGGTGGTATGAAAGTTAAATCAATTAGTGGTGCAGACTCTACAAAACTTAGAATAAAAACACGTAAATTTAACTAATTTAAACAATTATTATGGGAACATTAAATCCACAGTTTGGAACAATCTTACCATCACAGGAACAACAATTGTTAAATACTAACTATTTGCAATTTAATACCGGTGGTGCTAATGACTTTATCCAACAGTATTTACCAGAGGTCTACGAACAAGAAGTAGAGCGTTATGGAAACAGAACGTTATCTGGATTTTTAAGAATGGTCGGTGCAGAAATGCCAATGACCTCAGATCAAGTAATCTGGTCTGAACAAAATAGATTACATATTGCTTATGATGACATTACTGTAGTTGATGGCGCTGGTACAAGCACAGACTTAACATTAGGTGCTGCAGCTGGACAAGAAATGGTTATGAGCGTTAATGATACAATTGTAGTTTTAGATCCAGCTACTGGACTAGAAGCTAAATGTATCGTAATTGCAGTAACTGCAGGTGGACCTGGTGCTGGTTCTGTAAACGTTGAATGTTTTGATCCAGTTGGTGGTCTTGTTGCAACACAAGGTTTCTCTGGTACTGGTTGTAAAATGTTTGTTTATGGTTCTGCTTATAGCAAAGGAACTACAATTGCTGCTGGTGGTGCTGGTAACTCAGCTGCTAGAAACAGTGTAGAGCCTTCTTTTACTCAGTTTTCTAATTCTCCAGTTATTATTAGAGATCAGTACGTAGTATCTGGTTCTGATATGGCTCAAATTGGTTGGGTAGAAGTTGCTACAGAAGACGGAGCTTCAGGATACCTATGGTATTTAAAGTCTGAGTCTGAAACAAGACTAAGATTTGAAGATTACCTAGAAATGGTATGTGTTGAAGGTGAATTAAACGCTGGTATTGGTGTAGCAAATTATGGTGCTGGTCAATTACCAAGTACACAAGGTTTATTCTCTGCAATCGAAGAAAGAGGAAATGTTGAAGTAGGATTTGCTGCTGCAACAGGTATTTCTGACTTTGATGAAATTCTTAGAAACCTAGACACTCAAGG